TGTGAGGTTGCCGCTCGCGTCGAGCGACATCTTATTGACGCCGCCGGTGGCGAACTTGAGCACGCCAGCATCCTCGGTGATCGTCCAGTCGCCGAAGTCGACTGTGGTGGCGTTTGCCGTTGTGATTGTGGCGGTGGTGATCGTGGCCGTTGTGATAGAGGCGGTGGGTATTGTCGCGGTGCCAGTGAACGTCGGGCTGGCCTTTGGCGCTAGACCAAAGAGTGTGGTGTCAAGGCTGGTCCAGTTGTTGTTGAGATCCGTGCCCCACTGGTCTTGGCTGCCACCAACGGTCGGCAGCGTGAAGCTGTAATTTGTGGTGGTTGCCATTCTATCAGTCCTCTGTCACTCCGCCGATGCGGTGATTATACACGCATTATCCGCGTGGTGCCACCTACGCATAAGTCAACGCAGGTGGCGTGTTTTTACTCAGGCTTAGTGGGCCACGTCACATTGTGTGGGAACCCAGCCTGTGTTGTAATGTTCAACAGGGCGGTGCGATATGCTGACCACTCTGCTTGCTGTGCTTCGCTCATCTCTGCCCAGCGCAAAGGGTTGGACACGATAGGATCAACTACTGTGGCTAAGATGTCGTCACGCTGACCACGAACCCCTGCGGCTGCGGCTGCATCTAGCTCTGCCTGTGTGGGCGGAACATATGCTGCGAAGTCTGTGCCGATCAGAGCCATGACTGCATCATTGTCAATCGTAGTGTCTATGTCAGACGGATCAAGAGTGTAAGGTATCCAGCCGTGCTGTGGATGGTTAATCTCTACGTCCATACGAAGGTTGTCTGCTTGAAGAGATGCCGCATTTCGGACTTCTGTGATTGTTACAGTCATTATGCTATCCTCACATAAAGAGTTACTCTAGTTGCTTGTTCATACTGTATGCTGCTGGGGTAAACACGACCCATAGCCCTCCATGTGCCAGACAGGGCAGTGTCGCCTCTTGTCGTCACGAGGCTACGAGTGTTATTGTTGTGGATTACATAACCGCCAGTCGGATAGTTAAAACCAGCCGGATACAGATCTGAACCGGCTTTGGTGTCGCCCTCTGTCAAGCTAGACCCGTAAAAATACAAAAATGCATGAGTCCCAACACCCCCGAAGGCTGTACTAGGGCCAAGACTATCAATAGCACTCGTGAAAGTACCCGTTGTGTTCTCCAGCGTATCTACAATTACCTTACTCATTTAGTTGCCCTCCGGCTTTGTAGGCCAAGTCACGCCATGTGGGAAGCCACCTTGCTGTGGCACATTAAGCAAGTCTGTGCGGTACTGTGACCACGCAGTTTGCTGCTCAGTTGTCATATCAGCCCAGCGCAGAGGATTTGACACCATAGCGTCCACTTCCACCAGCAAGGCATCGCGCTGCGCCCGTACAGATGCCGCCGCTTGTGCGTCTAGCTCTGCCTGTGTTGGGGCAACATACGGTGCAAAGTCTGATCCGATAATGTTCAACACCTGAGCGTTGTCGATAGTTGTATCAGTATCAGCTGGGTCTAGGGTGTAGGGTATCCAGCCAAACTTGGGGTGGTTAATCTCTACGTCCATACGAAGGTTATCCGCTTGAAGAGATGCCGCATTGCGGACTTCTGTGATTGTTACAGTCATTATGAAATCCTCTGCCAAACCGTTGGAGTATCACTGGAAACAGAATATCCACACATCTGCCAAGTGCCGGAAGGGGTTCCGCTCTGCTGATTTGAAGTATTGGTCCACCTTAATGCTGAGCCTGCAAGTGTGTCTCCGGGGTTGTATGTGCCGTAGTTTGCAGCACTCACTAAAAGCCCATAAGTCGTAACATCACCAACTGTTGTACTAGGGCCAAGCGCGTCCATGTCAACATTAGACGTTGGAAGTGTTACCGTAACCGCGCTGTTGGTATTAGGCGCAGCAAAGTTGACATTGCCCGTACCACTAGCGTTACTTGAAAGTGTAATCCTTGTCATAGTACGATCCAAACCTCTCCAGAGCCAACAGTCACAGTCACACCAGAGTTAATGGCGATAGGGCCAGCACTCATAGCGTTCTTGCCGTTGGTAATTGTGTAGTTAGTGGTGACAGTCTGCCCATTCTCAAAGAATATCTCATCTGAGCCACCCCCTGTTGCGCCGCCACCGACACCCGCAGCGCTGATTGCCGCGACTGTGGTCGCGTCAACAGACGTGATGTTGGTCAACTCTCGCGAGTTGCCGATCACCTGTGTGCCGTTTACCTGTATAGCCATCCTCGTTCTCCTCTCGAACTATTAGCCGTTAAGTTTTGCCGTCAGCGCGTCGATCTGCGCCTGTTGTTCTTTTATAGCCTCAACCAAGTGGCCAATCAATCCTATATAGTTGACAGACTTGATGCCGTCATCTTCGCTGGTGCTTACCAAGTCTGGGAAGATAGGCTCAACCTGCTGGGCGATAAACCCTGTCGCCTTGGTGCCAGTGTCCTTCCAGTTGAACGACACGCCTTCCAGCTTGCACACGTCAGAGAGTGCATTCTCGATGGGCTCGATGTTATCCTTCAGCCGCTCATCTGATGTGCTGTTCAAGTCGCCCGATACAAGAACGTGCGGCGAGGAGTTTTTAACCTCTAACCGCTCTGACCCGCCGACCACAACGCGCCATTGGTCTGATGTGTGAAACTGCATGTATGTGTTAGTGTCACCAGTGTGCAGTATCTGATCTGCGACATAAACATCTGTGAAGCTAGGATTGCTGGACACGTTAAGTGTGACAGAGCCGCTTGACCCGCCCCCGGTGAGGTTTGTGCCAGCGGAGACGTTGGTGATGTCGCCAGCGAAGCCGCCCTGTGACGCTAGGTGAGCCAGTGTGCATTTGCGGATGTAGTTGTCGCCAGTGTCAACATAAACGCGCGACAGCCCGCTTGTCGTGTCGCCTGATGTTGTGTTGATCCAGCCCAAGTCGAGGTAGCCGTTGACGTTTCGAACCGGAATAGTGTTTGCAGCATTTCGCGTGGTGGACACGCTGTAGCCATCAACAGAGCCGGCGTTGCCGGTGATACTACCAGACGACGTGATGTAACCAGCCCCATTCGTGAGCTGGTTGTTGTTGGTGATATAGTTGGCGTTGGTCGCGCCAGTGTAGCCCAGATTGGCCAGTGTGAGCGTGTGCGAGCCCAGAGCCGTGACGTGGCCATAGGCGTCGAGCGTGACGTCTTGTATCACTGTCGCGCCGGAGTTGTTGACGCTGCCCTGAGACGACGTGTCGTCGTGGCTGATGCTGATCGTGGCATTCGAGCTTTGGTTGGCTGTGAACGTGCCGGACCCGCCCAAGGCGCCAGTGCCCTGCACAGTCAGCGTGCCATTGCCTACCGACACCGACCCGGTGCCAATTGCAGTGACGTGGCCGTATGTGTCAAACGTCAGGTCTTGGATAAATGTGTTGCCGCTGTTGTTGCTGCTCGAGACGCTGCTCGTGTCAGCGTGGCTCAAAGTGACGTTTCCGGTGCCGCCACCTGACAGACCGGAGCCCGCGGTGATCGTCTGGTCGTCTTTCGCGCCAGCCTCGATGCCGTCCAACTTGGAGCCGTCTGCGGCGACATCACGCCCATCGACTGTGCCGGTGACGACGACGTTGCCATTGACTGTCGTGGTTCCGAATGTCGGAGTGTCGTTGAGCTGCACGGCGCTGTCAGCCAGCGCGCCCTGAGCCGAAGTCGCGGCCCCCACGTCAGATGCTGTCAGCGCATGAGACGTCAGGTTGGTGACGTGGCCGTATGTGTCCAAAGTGACGTCTTGGATCACTGTGCCGCCGGAATTGTTTACAGTGGCCTGAGACGATGTGTCAGCGTGGCTGAACACTGTGCCAGTCAGGTCGAGGCCGCCGTCGGCGGTGTAGACTGCGGTCGAAGCCACCTGAGTGAACGTGATGTCGGTCGTGCCAAATGTGATCGTGCCGGAGGCGTTCATCACATAGAGCTCACCGGCTCCAGTGTTACCCTCTTTGACGAAGAACGCATCGCCCTCGCCAAAGCTGTCGGGGTCGCTCGGCGCATAGCTGTCGGTGTCTGTGGACCGCGTCATCACCCAGTTGGTGCTTCCAGATCCCACATTAGTCACGGTATATACACCATTCTGCGTGGCGTCTGCTTGAGCATAGATCAAAACTCGGTCAGCCGCTTGCAGCGTGATGCCGTCAATCGAAAGAGCGGCCTGTGTGCCCGCATTGGTCAGAGTGGCACCAACGCCGCTCGAGCCGTTATCATACGTCACAGTGAGCGCTGAGGGAGCCTCAACGCGCACCGGGTCGTGATAGTGCAAGCCGGCCGCCGCAATCGTGTCGACGTACTGTTTCGTCGCCAACTGTAAGCTGGTTGTCGGGTCTTGCTGCACAGTCACGTTATTAAATGACGGGCTCTGTGCAGTGCCGAGGCCAAGATTTGTGCGTGCGGCGGAGACACTGGCCACGTCGGACAAGTTGTTTGTCGCGATCATGGCGCCGGAGAGCGTCGCGTAAGCCGCGACCCACGCGCTGCCGTTGTAAAATTTTATCAGGTCATCTGAGTTATTATGATAGAGCGCGCCAGTTTGCAGCGCGTTGCCATCATTGTCCAGGGTGGGGTCGCTGCCCTTGGTGCCAAGGTAAAGGTCTGTGAACTCATCGAGAGCCGCCGCGGCGTCAGACGCAGATGTCGATGCGGCGCTGGCCGATCCAGCGGCAGCGGTGGCCGAACCAGACGCGGCAGTTGCGGAGGCGGCGGCCGCGGAGGCAGAGCCAGAAGCTGCCGAAGCACTTGCCGCTGCATTGGTCTCCGCGGTCTCCGCGTTAGTTTCAGCCGTCTCAGCCGCTGTTTGCGCGGCTTGCGCGCCAGTCTCGGCTGTCTCGGCGTTTGTCTCGGCTGTCTCGGCAGCGGTCTGCGCCGCACTAGCTGACGACGCTGAAGCTGATGCTGTGGTAGCAGATCCGGCCGCGGCGGTAGCCTCTGAGGCTGCGGTGGACGCTGACCCGGATGCCGCCGTGGCGGAGCCAGAGGCAGCGGTCGCAGAACTGGCGGCTTCGGTTGCAGAAGTTGACGCGCCAGACGCGCTGCTTGAGGCAGCAGTGGCCGAAGCGGCTGCGGCAGTTGCGCTGGCCGAGGCGTTGCTCTCCGCGGTCTCCGCGTTAGTCTCAGCAGTCTCGGCAGCAGTCTGCGCCGTCTCCGCGCCAGTCTTAGCTGTCTCGGCGGCGGCCTGAGCTGCCACTGCGGCGACTTTAGATGTTTCAGACGCCGTGGCGCTGGTGGCGGCGTTAGTCGCGGACGTTGCGGCCGACGTTGCAGATCCCGCGGCCGCTGTGGCTGACGTGGAAGCGGCGGTGGCGCTGGTGGATGCGTTGGTTTCAGATGTCTCCGCGTTTGTCTCCGCGGTTTCTGCGGCGGTCTGAGCAGTCTCGGCCTCGGCCTTTGCTGTCTCTGCGGCAGTCTGTGCGGTTTGAGCGCCGGTCTTCGCAGTTTCGGCTGCGGTCTGAGCGCTTCCCGCGGTGGTTGCCGAAGATGCCGCAGACGTGGCACTAGAAGCCGACTGGGTGGCTGACGATGCGGACGCAGTTGCGGAAGCCGCAGCCTCGGCTGCTTTTGTGGACGCCGTGGACGCGGAGCCGGATGCAGATGTCGCGCTAGAGGCGGCTGCCGTGGCGGACGCCGCGGCGGCGTCTTTCGATGCCTCGGCCTGCTCGGAATAGTTTTCTACATTGTCCGCCTCAGTGGGCGAGCTCATTCCGGCGTCTTGGGTCCAAGTGGTTTCTGACATTATCGAGGTATCCCCATTTTAAGTGGACCGGCAACTGTGGCGGATTTGCTTTCGGAGTTAAGAGCCTCAATCCCTGACTGGTACATTCCACCCCAAACTGCGACGCGGGCATCCTCACCAAGATATGGTGCAGACTGCATCAGCGCGCCGTAAAGCAATACGTCGGGCGCATACTCGAGCAGCCAGTTTGATGGCGCTGCGTCAGTGAGGGCCGGGATCTTGGCCATGTAGTCCATTTTGATTTCATACGTCTGATCGGGTGCCGGGTAGAACTCGATCTGGTTTGCCGAAATTCGCATATAGCGCGGCTTGCCTGCGGTGGTGCTCGCAGCCCGCTTGGCCTCCATTTCACTGGCGCTGATCGACGAGATCAACCCACCAGCGGCGTGGCTTACATTGTCGATGCGGATCCAGTCAGTCGGCAGGTTTTCATACTGCTCGTCGACGTTGGTGGTGACGCGCTTTTCCTGTTTCCAGTGCCGCAGGTCACGCGCGATGCGGGCCTCAGCCATGGAGATGAATGTGCCCGAAACTGCGGCCAAGTCGGTGCGCCCAAATAGAAAGTCAGCGATGGCCGATTTCAGCTCCGCATAAGTTGTAATGCTCACAGTCTACCGCCTCTCGTCCTGAACGCCCGATTGTCTGGGTCGTTCATCCATTTCGCCAGTCGCTTGGGATCGTCTGCGATACCCTCGCGCTTCAATTGATAATACACTGAAAGCGGCAGAGTTGCCACCTTGTTTAACTTCTCACCCCACCGCTCCTCGGAGCTGTTATATTCCCGCTTATTCTGGTCCAGAATAGCGTCCATCTGCTGAACCGTCTCAACGACATATTCGCCCTTGTCGGTGACATGCCAGAACTTCTTGATCCCGGTCAGTTTGTCTTCGCTAAAAAGTCTTTTCATTACCCACTCCAGAGTAGTTGGGGCGACCGAAGCCGCCCCACCATTTTATGATACGTTGAGATCGAAAACGGCGGCGTGCGCCTTTTGTTGGGACACTTTCAATCCTGCCTCGCAGAGGAGCATTTTTTTCTCGGCGTCGCCGGTTTTTGCTAAATCTACTGCTTGGATCGGACGCAGGTAGCACACAGATGCGTACTCTGGGTCGAGCAAGAAGGCGTCACGCTCACGCTGGAAGCGGTTTGGAACCACAGACAAGGTGCCGAAGTCTGACAGATAAACGTCAGCGGCGCCGATGATTGTGGTTGGACCGTCGGATGGCGCTTGGTAGCGCTGTGCGGCGATACCAGCGAAGCCAGATACAACAGTTTTGTTGTAAGGGCCGACCATCAGAACAGATGGCTGACCACCTTCTGTAAACGCCTTTTGCATCACTTCCTTGACCATTGCTTCGGTCAAGTCGCGCTGGGTGCCGTCGCCGCGGGCGTCGGAACCGTCTACAGCAGTTGGGTCTGTACCGTCGCCAGCTTTGCTGGTGTTGGTTGCGATCCATGCGCCGAGGCCGCCAGTCACACGAGCAGTCGAAGAGTTGCCCGCGCCTTTGGCTGCGTTTGCAGTCAAGATCAGCTCTACGTCGCGCTTCAGCTCAGAGCCGCGCTTGGCCATTTGGTAGCTGATTTCATCGTTGCGCCCGGCCAAATCTTGGCTGCCGAGGTTGTCAGCGACGATCATTGTGCGGCGGGCGATTTGTGTGTAGTTGCCTACGCGCGCAGTGGAAGCCGTTGAATCAAAAGAAGAAACATCATCTCCGTCAATGACTGGTACGTTCTGAGCACTAGCCAATTCGTCTGTTTGCCACTCGAAGTATGTGTTGGACACATTTTCGGAGCCGACATTAGACTGGAATGGAACGTCTTCTGGGCTTATGTTGCTGATTATATTAGATAATTCTTCGCGAATACCCTTCGCGTCGAATGAGGTGAATGTATTACCTACGATTGCCATTGTATATTTCTCCTACAATAAGGCTTTGATGGCGGCTGCGGCATCATTGACGCGGCCGGTTTGTTTTAGACGCTGTTGCGCTTCGCGTACCGCATTTTTCGGTCTCGGTTGCGTACCGCGTGACCCTGCCCGCATCGTCTTGCTCCCCTTAGCTGGTTTAGGCTTGGCCTTTGCCTTATCAGCTCGGTTTGCGCCACGCGCTTGTAGCATTGCCAGTCTGGCCATTTTCACGACCACTGCGGAATTCATTCCGTCGATGTCAGCTTCCTGAAAACCTGACTGCAATAGAAAATCGCGAATTTCGCCGGCCTCTTGTGCCGCCACTTTCGCATCTCTCCATTCGGGGATCACATCCGGCAAAATCTGCCTCTGCTCCTCCACGAACCGCGATTGCATTTGGGCAGCTCTTTGCTGCTCCAGTTGTTGCATCCGCTGTTGCTCGGCGTGAACTGCTTGCAGTTGCTGCTGCTTCTGCTCTAGCTGTTTACGCCACTGACGCTCCGCCTTCGCGGCCAGAGCGGGGTCTGTGTCATACAGTGTGTCCCAATCCGGCTCCTGTTCGACCGATTGCTGAATTTGCTGCGCCAACATGGGCAGCGCCTCAGCATATTGTGCACGCTCCTGTAATACTGCGGCCTGAACTTCCGAGAATGCTTTCTTCTCTTCACTCAGTGCCTGAGTTTTACGGGTGTAGTCCTGCTGCCTTAGATAGCCACTTTTGAGCTCTTCGACCGTTTTCTCTTCGCCATTCACTTCGACTTCTGCCGCCATGATGTCGAACTCTTGAGAAGTGTCGTCGTCCTCATAGGTTTCGTCTTCGTCATCAAGATCGTTCGCCTCCGCCTCGTGACTTTCGCCCTCCGCATCATCGAACATTTCGGCCTCGTCCACCTGATCGGCTTCCTCGACCTGCGCATCAACCTCAGTGGCGTTGTCCTCCTGCGAGGGTGCCATCATCGCGCTGATTGCATTTTGTGCCGCTGACAACCCAATCCCTTGCGGGGTGTTGTTTTCTGCCATGACTTATTCTCCTAATATACGCCTATTTTCGCTTTTCCTCAATAGCCGCATTATCCACCATTGCGCGCAGCGACCGACGCACCGCGTCGACGCCTTGCAATTTCATGTAAACAGCCTCACGGCCGTCGCTATCGCTGGTCGCGGTCGACTTGAAGTCGCCCCAGCACTCTTGCTCGATCTCGTCAAGAAACCGAGCCAGATTTGTGTCACGCAGAAGACGGTCGGCCTGCCGACCGTCGTCCACGATTTGTTTCTTACTCTTCACGCACTCCCTCCTTTATCACGTCAACTTGTCCGCGCATGATCTCGCGATTTATCGCCAGCTCGGAGCGGATCTTTTCGACGTTCAACTGCGTGCCGTATTTGGCCTGCATTTCCTCCGCCTTAACGAACAGCTCGGCCTCGAGCTCGTCGCGCTTGCGGTCGTCCTCCATCAGCATGTTCTCACGCTTGAGCTGCAACTCGGCTGCCTTCTTCTGCATGTCCGCTTGGATCTGCTGAATTTGCACTTGGATCAGCTGCTCGTTGATGTCGGGCTTATTGTCTGGTGGCGGCGGCTGGAAGTCAGCCGGATCGTTCCAGAATTGTGAGGTGTCCTTGAAGCCAGCCAGCTCGGTCATCGCCTTGAGCGTGTTGCCCAGTTTTGCCATGTCGGTGAGCGGATTGATTTGGCCCATTGTGGCCATGGCCTCCTTCTGCATCTCGCCAATCTGGCGTAGCATCATCATTCGCTCAGTGTCTGTTCCACGCCCCAACGCCACATTAACAGACACGTCCATCGATGCGTTCCAAGCCATCGGCGAGATAGGCACAAATTTATTGCGCAGGCGTACCATGCGCGGCTGATCTTGGTGCGTAGTGATGAGCTGCAAGATGATCTGGAACAGGCGCTTCATGCCGGTCTCCGCGAACACGCGGGCGATCAGCTCGATGTGCTGCTGTGCGGCCGCCACAGTGGCGTTTACAGCGCCGGCAGTGCTGCTCTGGAGTGCAGACGCATCCAAACCCATTGACGCCTTGGAGATGCCTGTACGGGCCTCCTTGACCTCGTCCATGTACTGTAGGACCGGAAACGCGGCCTGACCGACAAACGGGATACTCATTGGCTGGATTTGGCCGGCGGCACGCTGACGGATGATTGCGCCATTCTCGGTAGACATTGCGTCCTCGAGGTTCACCATGCCCTCAACAATCGCCAAGCGCGGGTTGATACTCTGGCTCAGGCTGTCGAGCGTGTTGCGCATGACGTTTGACTTGATCCGCTGGATGTCCATCACTGCATCTGCCAAGGATGATCCGAAAAAGTCGTGCGCCTCTGGCTCCGGGGTAAATGTGGCAAACGGCGCCATTGTGATTGGCGTGTTGCTCAGGATCTTGTTGCCGTCGCCCGCGGTGCAAATTTTACGCAACTCGGCGATCCCGTCGCCGTCATAGTCGACGCGTATGTAACTCTCTACATAAAGCACCTTGCGCATCGCCTCGTCATTTCGCGCGTTCATCTCGTTTGACAGGGCCGGGTTTCTAGTGTTGCGCTCGACGTTGGTGTTCATGTCGTCGTGGGCCGACGCCAGATCTTCGACCTCTTCGGCGCTGTAGCCCATCGAGATCAACTCGGACACCGTGATTATGCGGCGGTGCGCAACATAGTCAGACGTCTCGACGTCCTTACTCTCCCGAGAGATCAGGAACTCCTCGGGCGGCACAGCCTCGATCTGCACACGGCCATCTGGGCGCACATAT